CATTCCTAATGCACGACCCAAATCGCAATAATTTCCTTCACTAATAAGTGTCCAAGGATCGGGCCAGTAACGGGAATCATCATATTCTAGGTAATTTGGAATAATTGGGCATTTAGCCCAATCCTGTGCTACTTTTTGCAAATGATTGTTTGCAATACTGCGACGATATGACCGCCATTCTAAAATTTTATTGTCAGCACGTCCAGTAAACCAGTTATAGCATCTCAAAGTATCTGATAGCATAGTTGATTAGACCTGTTCCATTTGCGTCAGTAGTATATGTTAAGTCAGTTCCATTAAAACCAAATGTAACACCTGTATCGGCGCTTTGTGTTCTATCATCATCTATACTATATAATCCAGTTGAAGTCAAGGTAAACTTTGCAATACCACTTGCTACTTGGCTATTTCGTACAATACTATATTGAAATTCAAGCCCAAATGTTGTTCCATAATCATCAAGTCCAGTAACAAGTGATGCAGTTGTATTGTTTGCAAGCGTAACACTTTGACCCATATTATGCTGAATAGTTCCTAAACGTAAACCTTCAGAATAATTCCATTCAATTGTGCGACTTGTTTCTGCTACTTTATTGTTATCAGTTCTATCGTATGTATCGCCAATGCTTGCACATCCTACTGATGTGCTTGACCAATAAATTACTTGTGCTACTGGATTTGCAATACCAGCTAAGTTGTCACCAACATCTTTATAATAATTTGCAAAACTAGTGAAATTGCTAGCATTATTCACATAAAGACCACTTGAGTAGATTGCATCCATTACGCTATTACTTAAGGTGACTCCTTTAACGCTAGAGGCAACACTACCATTCATATACATTCCATAATAAAGATTATAAAATGTGTTACTATCAAACAGCGCATTTGCAGCATAATTTCCTGGTGGCAAATAAACACCAACATTAAATCCATTAATTAAACAATCTACAACATTAACATCACTTGGAAAAACAAGACTACGACCAAGTAATTTTACACCAGCGGTGGTATTTCCGCTTACTGAGTCAGTCAAAGTTGTAACTGTGCTATTTGGACCTTGCAATCTAACATTATTTAAAGTAACACGGCTAGCACTATCTATAATAATACCATCATTTAAACTTTGCAAAGTTAAATCGCTAATTGTTATGTCTGTAGGCAAACCAGCACCATTTAACCCTGCAAGTGCTCCAATTTGCTGTAAATTATCTGCGGTATACATTACCCAAGTAGTGTATGGATAAATGTAAGGATTTGCAGTTTGTGTTATTTGTGTATTATATGTTCCCTCGCCCATTATTCTAGCATGACTTGGTACATTAATGCTGCCACTGACAATATAATTGCCTGCTGGAAAATGTAAAATTTTTCTTGCATTGGTAGTTGTTATTCTACAATATAACTCGTACATGGCACGATTAATAGCTTCAGTATCATCTGTTATTCCATCGCCTTTAGCACCAAAATCTTTTACGCTTACTACATCATCAATTTTTTTTTGCAAACTACGAATAGTTTTTGTGCCGCCAAAACTATAACTTTGACTTGTCCACGAAATACCATTTGTGCTATAAGAGATTTGACCATTTGCCCCTACTGCATAGTAGTTACTGTTAAGATATGCCATTCCTATCGTTGTAGAATTTAAACTAATTGAAGTGTTATGCCAATACTTAAATTGATTTGTTGCGCCATAAGTATAACCGTACTGACCACTTAACAAATTATATGAACCATTTGTTACAATGTCATATAAATCTGTATAAAGTAAATTTGAACCATAGTAAATTGTAGTAACAGTATATGCAGAACCATCTTGGCTTGTAAGTAAAGTAAGCGCATTGCTGCCAGTTACATAAAGATAAGTGCCCACAAAAACGTTGTTTATTAAATCACTATAAGTTCCAGTAATTTTTGTATTCCACGAAGTACCATTTGTGCTAGTAGCAACAATACCATGGTCACCAGTTATAATATAGTAATTTGTGCTATTAATAGTTTGATAAGTGATAGAATTTAAATCAGAAAGCGTTACTGTATTGCCATATGGATCGGTAGCACTGTTGTTTATTGCACTTGTCCAAGAAGTATAAGTTGAAAATTGTGTAGTAGCAATACCTATACCGCCTGTGCCCACTGCAATAGCATTATAACTTCCGCCTCCTAAATTCGCAACAGTAATTGCACGAAGATCATTTGATATACCACTACTGCCTACTGTCCAGGTTGTGGCATTTGGGCTGTTAACTACAGTTCCACTTACACCAACCGCAATCCATGTAGTACCGGCTGCATTAGTTACTGCTAATAAATTATTTGTTGTGCCGCTTGTTCTGCTTGTAAAGGAAGTACCATTGGTGCTAGTTAAAATAACACCACTGTCACCAACAATGGTCCATGTAGTACTTGTATTATCATACCAAACACCATTTAATCCAGTAGTCACACCACTTGTTCTGCTTGTCCACGAGGTGCCATTCGTACTAGTATAGATTTCGCCACTTCCATTAAGAACTGTAAATAACCCATGCCCATTATGATAGATATAAGTGAAATTTTCCCCAACTCCGGGATTGCCACCAGCAGTTCCAAGAATATTACTAATATATGTTAATGAACCAGCAGTGCTACTTTTATAAACATCGCCCCAACTTGTAATTGAATAGGCATATGAACCATCAGTTGTACTGCTTACGAATGCATCAACTAAACCACGGTTCCATGTAATACCATCGCTACTATAAAATACTTTGTTATTTGCGCCAGAGGCTACAAAACTGCTTGCGCTATCACTGATATATCTAACATTTAATAAATCTTGGAAGGTTATATTTTTAGTTGACCATGTTACAGCATCACTGCTATATGCAACTAGCCCATTGTGACCAACTGCAACATATTTGCTATTTCCATATGCAACACCATTAAGCGCATTAGAAAGTGTACCGATACCAAATGTAACAGAAACACCTGTACCACTTAAAGTAGCATTATTACTAATAGTAATACTAGTGCCAGCTACATTTGTTACTGTTGTATTTGGTGGTATGCCAAGACCAAACACACTTTGGTTAACTACTATGCCCGTAGCACTTGTTACCGTAATAATATTTGAACTAGAAGTAGTAGTAGCCGTTGTAGTAAAAGTATTAGCACTAGTCCAAGTGATACCATTAGTGCTTGTATAAATTCCTCCAAGAAGTGTGACGATAACAAATTTTCCACCACCATAAGTGATGGCATTTATATTTGTGTAAGAAACCGCCCCACTTTGTGACCACACTGTACCATTCGAACTATAAACTATAGTTCCATTTGCGCCTACTGCAACAAAAATGCCTGCACCATATGTAATATCAAGCAAATTGCTAGTAGTACCACTTACTGTGCTATTCCATGTTGTTCCATTAATGCTTGTTAATATATTTCCGCCAGTACCAACTACAACATAGGTAGTTCCATTATAAGCGATAGCATTATATTGGGGTTTTGCATTGCCAGTTTGTGGATTATAACCCGCATCGCTATTTTGAAATGAATAGGTATTAGCTAAATTTAAAATATCACTATATTCAGTTAATATTTGGGTGTTACCAGTTGCTGGTGCGCCATCCGTAATAAGACCATTGCCAATGAATAATTGACGAGTGTCTACACTAAAACCTAATTCACCTTTGCTTAACTGTGGTAGATTTTCATATAAACCGCTACGGTGTTGTATTCTTGAAATTTGTACGATGCTCACAATAAGTATCCTGCTTTAAGGATATTTATGGTTTATCCGCATAGAACTCCCAAACTCTGTCCCACCATACATGTGTCCATTTATCAAATTCATCACCATTGATAATCCAACGTTGTGGTTCACAATCTTTACTGCACATTAAGATAACAATTTGTTTAATATCAGTGCCAAATAACTCGTTGTGAGCAGCGGCGTATGCAGCACCTTGAATGAAATAATCATGAATCCATTCGGTTTTCTTTGGCTTATTTGTTTGTTTATAATCAATAATACTTGGTTTACCATTATAAACACCCACAAGGTCAGTTGTGCCCGCATATAGTTGTGGATAGTAAAGAGCAGTTTCCATACCCCAATATTCTTGTAATTGACCTTTAAGATACTCATCAATGATTATGTTTGCCATCTTAGCTGGTTGTTGATGAACAAGATTGCCACCTGTTTTTAACTCACCAGTTTCAAGCCAGTTTTCTAATTGTTTGTGCATACTAGTACCACGACCAGCGGCTTCTGTGGTAATTGCTTGTGCTTTTTCAACACCAACACGCTGCTTCCACTCATAGAGTGCTTGCATTTTTTCTTTTGATTTTGTTTTATCTAGAATTGTAGTTACACTAGCAACTACATCGCCATCAGGGGTTTGATATCTTCTGCCCTCATCAGTTTCTTTGCGAGTGATTTTTTTATAATCATACAACGAATTATGCACTACATATGAATTTGTCATAATAGTATATTAACATAAAATTACAAATTGTCAAGTAAAATTACCAGCTAATTTGCCAGTAAATGTGGGTACCATCACTACTTTGACGACTTACTGTATATCCAAGAGTATTAAAATTATCTAAAATGCTTTGCATTTGACCTGAGCACAGATTATTTGCAGTAATTGTTTGCCAACTGCTATAATAATTTGCATCAAGAGTCATTGGTGTACCAACAATAACATTAGAACCAAATACTGTTCTGGTATTACCACCAATTATAACTGAAGTTTTATTGTTATCAACTGCGTTTACAATATTAATATTAATTAAGGCAAGTTCGGTTTCAACAACTACACTATCAATACTAGCAATTCTTGCATTTGTGGCATTAAACATTTATGTCTCCGTATTATTTATTTCTTTTTACGACGACCAGCACAGTGTGCTTTTTGACTAAAACCTTTTGGATGAGAGCAATCAATGCTGCGTTTATATTTTTTGCTCCATTTTTCTGTTAGTTCAGCTTCTTTTACTACTTTTTTGTTCTTTTTAACTTTAAAAACTTTGTCACCAACAGTAAATTCACTTAGACCAGCAGCACGTGCAGCAGCCAATGCGCCTGTAAATTGGTTACCTTCTTCAAGACTAAGTTCAGTATCTGTTGCTTGTATACCAGCATTATAAAGTTTTTCTATATCGCCTGCATTACGCAATAATTTAAAAGCAAGATTGTCAACGCCGTATTCGCCATCACGTTCAAGACCACTTTGACGCATAGTCTTTATCTTTTTCTTTAAACGATCAATTGTTTCACGATCACCACTATCAACAGCTTGATCAATTTCATTGTGCAAGTATTCATACTTGTCTTCTATATTACTTGTATCTGGTTGAGCAGTAATCTTTTTTGGAAACTTTACCCAGTTATCATTAAAAACACTGTATATGCCATTAGAAATGTGTTTTTCATCACTATTTTGTACATATACTTCAACTGCGTGACCAAAAATCGTAATATCATGTTGATCATTAAATGCGCTTTTCTTTGCCATGAACATTTGTTTAATGTCAACTTCACATGGACCGTTTACATCAGTGATTAAGTGCAAATCAATATCACTTACTGGAGTATAATTAAATGAAGCATTGCTGCCACTAATTGTAATATCAGTTAATCTAATATCTGGAATGTTAATAAAGTTAAGAAATTCTTTTGCAATTTTAAAAAGTGCAAGACGAACTTGCGGTCGTAAACGATTATTTTCCCACAGTTGTGGGTTAAGTTTACTGTGAAATTTTGTTAATTGCTCTAAATCACCTACACGCATTAAGTATTTAGATTAAAACTGTGGTGGTGCAACGTCAGGTTGAGTTGGATTTTGTGCTGCATTTTTTGCCATTTTATCAACGGTTGATGCTTGCTTTTCAGCATCTTTTTCATCTGGTTCTTTGTTAGCGATTGATTCTTTACCAATTACAATGTAATCTTTGCTATAATCGCTAATCATATCTTTTAAAGCAGCATTATTGTTTATTAATTCTTTTATATTGTCATGCGAAAATGCGTAGCCAGCATTATTCATTAATTTTGAAATATTATTAATTGGAATTTTAATGCCTGGTTTTGTTTTGGATTGCAACAGTTGCAGTATGGTCATAAAGACGCCTGCTTCACTTTTAACAAAATCTGGAGCAACCTCAAGTAATTTCATTTTATGCTCGCAAGCCACGACCCATTTCAGCAGGACCGCCAGTTGCAGCATCAGCAGTATTAAAATCACTTTCTGGTTCAGGCGCTTCGCCGCCGCCTACTTGTGCATCCATTTCAGGTGCAACAGCAGGTTCTGCTGGAGTTTCAGCACCCATGGCACCCAATTGACCACGACTTGCATTATCTAAAGAATCACGAGCAGAGTTTGCAGCATCTAGTAGGGTTTGTAAGGCAGAACTTGCAGCACCATTAAATTGATTTGCCTGTTCAATGCCCATTTCATCCTTCATTGCACTTACTAGTGCAGGAAGTTTTTCATTTTGCATATCGCTAATCTTGCTTACTAAATCCTGAACACTATCAGCAAGATCACGCTGAGCCATTGTAACACGTGCTTGTTCAATTTCACTTTCAGTTAGTGCTGGTGGAAGATTGATGCTTTCATTCTTTGCCATCTTAGTAGCAGTAGCATACATAACTTCCTGACCACGCTTGCCATAACGCTTTTCAAAATCGCCTTTTTTGCCCTTTAAAGCCATTGCATAATGCTCACGTTTTTTAAGTTCACTTGGCGTAAGTTCACGTTCGTTAAGATTGATTGTGCAATAATCAGTAATTGCTGCCATTTTTTCTGCAATAATTTTGCGACCTTGTGCCATTTCGCTTTTCCAACTTTCTAAAACTTTACTGACCATAACTGCTTCCATATATTGCGGATTGCGCTCAGCATGATGTGCAGCACTCGTGCTACGAATATTTTTAATCTTATCGGAAAGAGTTCTTAGCATGCTTGAAGCATCGCCTTCATTGATCTTATTAAGATCAAGCTTCCACTTATAAACTTTGTCCAATTGCTGATTAAGTTCTACAGCACTTACCTGACCAAATTCTTTAACAAACATAGTGTTGTCCTTACATTTAATAGTATTTATTGCAGAGAGACAGTTTTCTCTAATTCGTGTAGTTGGTCATCAAGTAAAGATAATTTATTTTCCACATTATCAAGTCTATGCAAATAAACAAGGTTGTCTGGATTATTCTTATGTCTTATAGAATATAATTGCTTATCAGCAAGATAGATATCTAACTGTTTATCTATACTAGTTGCAGTGTCTAGATAACGGTTATATTTTTTACTTACCAGTGCTGCAAGTAATATAGCAACTCGTCTTTGTCGCAATGATGCAATGACTGAGTTGTCTTTAATTACTTGCCAATTATTATCATTAAGTTTTACACTTATGTTATTAACTTGATATCCATTCCCCACGGATTTTACAATCACTGCGCCCTTCTGGGGCAAATGATTGTATTCTTCCGTGACGAATTTTTTGATTTTGTTTAGGGTCGAGTTTTCATCTATCATAATATTATAATAGCTAATGCCAACCTAAATGTCAATTAACTATGCGCTTTTGCAACATAAATTATAAGTCCTAAAAGTGCCGTTAATAGTGAGCCAATAATGCCAATTCCTAAGCCAACGAGTTTTTTATAAGCCAAAGTTTCTTTTTCGATTAACATAGATTTAATTTCGCTGACTATGGATTCAACCTTTGCAAGTCTTAATTCCATAGCGTCCATTTTATTATCCATTTGTTCATAACGCTCTGCACAGATATCGACATGCGCTTCTAAACTTTGACGTTCTATATCATATGGTTTCTTTGCCATAACAACTCCATGCATTGCAAATATTATTTATTATGACACTTACAAGAATAGAAAGCAGATATTTTGATTTTCACCACTTACAACCGTATAATTTTTAATATTTGGTGCGGTTTCTTCAAGACCAAGAATCATTGGTATAGCATCAATACTACCTAGAGTTTCTGCGTCATTTTTAAAATTATCTGAATTAAAATCAAAAATCCATAAATTTTGAAAACCAGTATAATTTTTACCAAAGCCCATGCTATCTATATTACGAAAAATTTTTGTAGGATATGCTTCAATTGTAGGAATAGATTTTAAACCAATTGCTTGCATTAGGGTGTGCCAATTTTTTAATTGATTTTGTGCGTGATAATCACCATTTCTGGCAATATCAAATAGCGTTAAACATCTAATCATTATTTTACTTATTATCAGGTATTTTACGCAAAGAAAAAGGGCGGTTGCCAGCCCTTGAACTTTGTAATATATCTAGGATATATTATACGTAGCTTAGCTTAAAGCCCTTGTTTGTGAACAT